AAATAAGCCTCTGCCTCATCAGCGCCTGTCAATGTTGCGCCTTGTGCAATTGCACGCAAACGCTGTGTAGGCGCTGGTGGCGCAACTGCAACAGGAATTGGCGCAACTTGCGTTGGTGCTTGCTGAGTAGGCAAACCACCAGCAACCTCCTTCAATGCTTCCAACTTTTCCATTGACAGTTTTGAAAAGTCACCCTTTTGGATAGCCTCTAGTTCTTCATAACTGAATTGACTTAGTCCATCACTCATCGTTTTCCTCCAGAGGCTTTGCGTCTGTCAATCTCTTGTTGCACCGCATTTTGCAATGGATTTGCTGCTGGTGCGCCATAGACTGGCACTTCATACATTGGCGCAATCTGTGCCAACGATGGGATCGTTCTGACCGCTGTACTTAACAACTGTCCATGCGATTCAGCCCTTGCTCTTGCTGATCTTTGTGCAGCAAGTAAACCGACACGCAACTCGCCTGCCGTCAAACTTACATCACCACCAGCAGCGCGGCGCAAAATTGCTCGCTCTGCATCAGTCAATGTACCTTGTCCACGCATTTGAGATGCTGCATCAAGTTCTTGCTGTGCAAGTCCTTGCACAACAGTGGCGGTATTTTTAAGGATTTGATCTGCATCAGCGCCAGCAACATTTAATTGTTTGCCAACACGCAATAGTGTTGCTCTGAAGTCAGCGGCAGGACCAGTGATTGCCGTATCAAGTGCAGGCAAAATTCTGTCAATGTTTGCAAGTGTTGCATTGGCAGACCGCGCCATATCTCTTGATGCGGCAAGGTCTTTGACTCCCTGCTCATATGCAAGCGCAAGGCCACCTTTTTCTGCGTTTTGAGTTATGTTGGCAGCGCCTGATCTGCGAATCGCCATGATGTTTTCGATGGTGATCGGCATCTTTGCCGCTTCTAATAATTTAACTTCAGCTGGCGATGCTTCTGGTTTTTCGTAAGGCATTACGCCTGTAACGACTCTTCTATCGCCTTTTTTGTTGTACTGCACCATTTGAGTTTGACCGCCAACCACTTCAGGAACAGCAGCACCAAACTCTTCAGCGCCCAAGTCAGCAGGCGCAATTGACGCTGGGATTGGACCTTGTTTGGTCATGTAATAGTAATTGCCATCAGCACCCTTGAATGCTTGGCCTGTGATCTCTGGTGGCTGAGACAGCTTTAAGAGTTCTGCTCTGCCCTCTTTGGCAGGCATACGCCGCAAGATGTCCATCTGCACTTGCGTCAAAGCAGGCATACCGCCAGTTGTTGCAGTACCGGCAGGCATAGGCTGACCAATCATTGCAGCGCGTTGCGGTGTAGGACCGGCTTGTCCACCGCCAACAGACAATGCTTGTATTGGTGTCATTGGTGCGCCAGCAGTTGGCATTTGAGTGAACATATTTCGATATGCTTCCTCATCAGCCACTTGACGCTTGTACTCATCCAACTTCTGCTTGGTCAGCATCTGCTCAATGGCATTCTTCTGTGCGCCTTGGTAGCCAGCAGTGCCAGCCTCATACGCGCTGCCGAGTGCTTCACCAAGTCCAATAGGTCTTGTGGTGTAGCCACTGTTCTTCAGCAGCGACATGGCCGCACTCATCAGTGCCTGAGACTGCATCTGCTTTTGCTGCTCCCTTGACAGGTACTCGTTCAATCCTGAGTCAGCACCGCCAAACAGTAAGCCGCCAAGGTTTGATGCAAACGATGATGGCGCGACATTTGATGCTGGCACTTGGAAATCGGAATAAGGCACTGCCGCTGGATTGGCAAGTTCTCTGATTCTTGCTGTTTCAGCAAACATCTGTTGCAATTCTTCATTAGTCATATGTCACCTCATCCAAGTAAGCCGCCACTGCGCACACCGTACATCTTCAGCAGTTCTTCATAGTTCTGATTGCTGCCCATGGGCAATTGCGGCATTTCCATTTGCGGCATTGGCGCTTGTTGCTGTTCTTCTTGTTTCCCAAGAAGTGAACCCATTGATGTAAGCGCAGATTTCCAATCAAAGCCAGTAGGCATCTGACCAAACGATGATGGTGGCATCATGCCTGTGCCGGTTGCTGAATCAGCATATGTATTTCTTGGCATCGTCATACCAAGATTCATGCTTGGCTTGCCGCCATACAAGTCCATGCCAGTACCCATTTGCGGCATACGCATACCGCCTGCGGCATTGCCACCGCCAAATAAGTTCGTTAAGTAGTTCATCCGAATAAGCCTCCAAGCAGACCGCCGCCAATTGCGCCAATCGCTGTGCCAACGCCTGGGAAGATTGATCCAAGCTGTGCGCCAGCCAATGCGCCACCCAATGCGCCTGACGCAACATTGCGACTTGTTGGCTGACTTGATGTGCCTGTCATTGTTTGTCCAAGATTTGCTGGCTGTGCGCTCATCGCAGACTGCTGAAGTGCTAAACGCTGCAATGGTAAGTTGCGCTCTGCATCAAGTTTCAATTGTGCGTACTGTTGGCGCGTCAATCCAAGATTCATGGCGTTTTGAAAGCCGCGCATATTCATCTCACGCGCTTCTTGAGCCAGTCGTGCTGCTTGGCCAAAGCCAGCAGAGCGCAACTGTCCGGCAGTGCGTGCGGCCTCTTGCAGTGCCGCTTCATTTGTCAATGCAGACTGCACCCCATAGCGTGAGCCACCAAAGGCTTTGGCGGCAGTTGCTCTGTTTGCGTCTTGCAAAGCCTGCATCTGGCGTGAACGCTCGATGTCTTGCAAAGATTGCTGAACAACTTGCTCTTCATATGGGTTTTGGAAAGCCGCAATATCTTCAGCGCCAAAGGGTTTCATGCTGGCTTCAAACAAAGCCGCTTCACCAGCCTCGTAGCGTGGATCGAATCCAGCGAATTGCTGAACACCAAGACCGCCAGCCGTAGAACGCGCTAAATCTAAATTAGATAAATAAGCTGCACGCGCTGCTGGATCAATACTTGTCGTTTGCCCTTGCGTTGATGTTTGTGGTTTTCCACCCTTAGACATAAGTCACCCCTATAAATCTTTGCACATTACGAACCACTTTGGCTCGTATCCCCTGTCTCTTAAAAATGTCCTCTCCCAACCCTTACGGCCAGCGAGAGACACTCGGCTGCAACCTTCACTCTTCCCCCACGATTCGATGATAGGTTGCATCAATCGGAGTTCATCTAGGTCGCCGCCAGCAAGGAAGAAGTGCAAATCCTTTAACTGCGGGTAGACAATGATCTCTGTCACTATTACTGAATCAAGACCTGGCCAGAGCTGAAAATGACCTTTCTCAATGCCTTCAGCAATATCCTCAACACTGTGACTGCCTCCAGAGTATTCTAGTGCCGCAGCCACATGATGGCGCAGTCTCTCAAACTCTTCCCAATCAATCAACGCTTACCTGACGCAACAGCATCAACTCTGGTCACGCCAACGCGCCAATCTTCCAGCACAGCGCCTGTGTAGCGAATCTTGACCTGACGGCCAGAGAACCGCGCATCTGTGGGCTGTGACGCTGAATACGGGCCGTGTGTCGTTTCCACTGATGTCGGATACATCCGAGACTTGAAGCTGATCTGCACCTCGCCAAGCGCCATCTCGTCTGGTATCACTTGACGCACCGACATGATGTTCTCTCCCACGCCAATCTCGTACGGTCCAGACTCGGCATAGACAGAGCCACCGTCATAGCCAAATCCGACTTCATGCTCGTAGATATAGCCTGATGCGTCAACCATGATGGGGTAGAGGTAAACGCCACGGTCTACGCCAGCAGTGCGCCCCATCGTGCCAATGTTCCAATGGCCTTCGCGGTAGTTGTAGATGACATAAGAGTCAACTTCATTGCTCGCGCTTGATGGGTAGAACCACCACACCTCACCGTATTTGCTGTTGTGTACAGCATAGACTTTGCTGGCTTGGTTGTAGTTCATGTTGCTAAATACATAGTCCGAGACATCGCAAGGCAATGGCTTGACATAACCATCAAATACCCAGAATCCTGATCTGCTCATCCACATGGCGGCAGAGTCGATGGCCGCCACAGACTGACTCGATATCACGCCACAGCCTGAACCGGCACGCTCAAACGAATAGACATAGGGTAGGCCGACATAAGTCGCAGTGTGGACATCAACATCAGTGAATAGCAAATTGATGCCTCTGACGCGCTTTCCGCACTTCAGTGAGCCAACCGTGTTCAGTTCAAAGTCACCGGCCTGATTGGTGGCCGCCGCCGTCCATGTCGTGTTGTCCTCCTGATCTGACCACTTCACCAGACGCGGATTGCTGGACGCACCCAAAGCAAACAGGAATCGCTCGGCAGTAGACAGCAAGGCCGCGCAGCCGGTTGGCGCGTTGGTGATGGCCACCGCCAAGGTTGGCGTTGCAAAGTCAAGTTGCCATTCGTAGAGCTTGCCGTCAGTATCTGAACAAGCCACTAAATACTCGCCCCAAGTGTCCAGACTCCATGTGGTGGCAGGCGCTACTGCGCCAGCGTCAGGACGCGCCACGCCATAAGCAAATGAGCCATAGGTGTTGTAGCCATAGCCTGTGCCGCTGACGGCATCAGCGCGGCCAGATGCAATACCTGTTGGCGTGATCTCTTTAATCACATTGTTTTCGTCCACGGCGTAGAGCTTGGACTGCGTACCGGCAGCAATGTACCGCGCACCGGAATTCGTTCTCCAAGTCAATATTCCACGGCATAAGCCTGTCAGTGCAGTGGTTGACTTCTTGCGCCAGCCACCAATGGGTCTAAGCGTGTTTTCGTACCAACGCACAAGGTTTGCGTCATACCAGCGGCCAGCAGACTGATACTCTGTGCCATTACGGTACACGCCAGCAGGGATTTTGAGAGGTATGAGTGCCATAGCTGAATTATGCGGTTTCTGTTGACAAATTGGACACAAATGTGACAGTGGCAATGGCTGACGGTACGGCTGGTCTGGTTGGGGTACTGCTGGCGGCAAAGTGCTCAAGACTGACACCAACATCTGTTGGCCGCCACATGATTTCTACATAGTCATTTGCCACCAAACTCACAAAGAAATTCATTGCGGCAATCAAGTGAGATGGGTCGCCAGAAGATTTTCTTGCCACAGCATGAAACCTGCTGTTTGAATTGTCGATGTTTGTGCCGTTCTTGCGAAACCACACATCCACATCTTGACCATCATTGGTAGTGTTCTTGAATTGGATGCTGAATTGCAGGTTGTAGATGCCAGACTGCGCCACATTGAGCCTTGATGAATTGGACAAGGTAACGCCATTGCTGAAATCGGTGGTGTTAAAGGTGACGGCGTAGGCTGTGGTGGTGTTGGCCGCAGTCTGGTCTGTGGAGTCCTGAAAGCCACCATATGGCGAGTTGATCCACTTGCCACCACGCCTGCCGAACAACGCTGAAAACAACGCTGTGAGCTTGCTGAAGTAGGTATTCAGGCCGCCAAAGGATTGCGTGAAGAAACCTTGATCGTAGGCAACATCAGCCGCGCCAAGGTTTGGCGGTGTAGGTGGCGTTATCTGCTGATCAAGGTTAAGTGCCATGGTTTATGCCACCAAGCCGTTCAAGTAGGTAGTCTTACCGGCAACCTTGGTGGCGGTCAACTCTTGCTTCTTCAGGTTGTTCGGGTCATAGGACACATGAACCCACCCGCTGTCGGGAATACCTGGCGTGTAAAACTCCAGAATCAATTGCGTGTACTCAAGGTTGTCCATGATCCACTGTGCGAGGTCAGCATTGGCCACGCCAGGTATCTCAATATCAGCCGCCATACCCTTGCAATGGTCAGAGGTCTTAGAGCCTCCAACCGCCGCATTTGACTCCGGTGAACGGTAAGCGGAATTCACCTTCACGCCTTTGCCGTAATGGTCACGCACTGGCTGCAATACCTTCTCGCACAGCAGTCGCAGATTCTCGGTGGCTGTCTCATCGGGATTATTTTCAAACCCCATGCGTATAGCCGTTTCTGATTTACACATCTCATGTAGCGAAAAATTTGCTGATAAGTTCATTTTGTGTTCCTTAAGGTTTCGTAGGCTTCAAGACAGGTATTCAGTTTCCGGATGGCGGCATCTCCATCGGCGGCGATCTGGAGAAGATCGGCAGCGACATCAACCGATCCACTAGATTCGGCTCTTGCTTCTCCGCTGTCACTTCCGCTGGCAACGGTGGCGGTTTCGGGCACTGAAACGCTTGGGCAGGTGGGCGCTTTGACAGGAAGCCGCAGCTTGAGACTGCCATTACTAAGATCAGCACGCAACTGATTTTCTTTAGCCTTTGCAACATTGTTCGCCTTTCGTAATGTGTCACCGTATGTCTGCGCTACCTTTGCCATCGCCTGCTCAGTCTCCCGCGCCTTGGCGTTGAGCGCGGCAATCTCAAGTTGTTGGCGCTGGTACTCTGAATCCTTGCCCTTGTAGTATCCACCGCCAAAGGCTGAAAGCACCGCCATGACGATGCCCAATAACACCCAAGGATTTAATAGACTCATGGTGCTGGCGGCTCGTTGTCGTTAGCCTCTGCCTTGGCAACTGCATTGGCCACGGCTTTGACACCAGATCGTCCTGCAACACCGCCAAGCACACCAGTGATGAATACCATGATGGTGGAAATTTGGCTTGTGTAGACCTTGTCAATTGCCGCCATCTGACCATTCATTGGTTGCGTCACATAGGTCACAGAGTACAAGAACATGGCCATTGCACCAAGCAGAATGGTCACCAAGATAACGATCACAAAAGCCCAAACACGAATCTCGATTTCTTCGGCAGTCATGCGGCTTGATTTATTCATCACGACAGTTGGCATTACTTCTTCTCCTGTTCGGTTTTAACAAGTTGCTCTGGACAAGTCGCTGTGGCGGTGCAGATGGGTGGCTTGCACTCGTCAAGTTCCCAATTCTCAGGGTCTTGGCATGGGTATCTGAATCTGTCTTCGCACCCTGTCAGAAACACCAACATGATGGAAAAAAAAGAAATGCAATAGATGTTCATTTTTTCTCTCGTTCCTTTTGCTCAAGCTCTCTACGCAATTTTTCCA